ATTTTACTCAATTTAAATCAAAAATAGGAGAAACTGATGTTTTAGTAGATTTTTATTATTACTTTGACTATGATGAAGAATTTATATTAGATAAATGGAATTTTTATGGAGAACTTAATAATAAAGAAAAATGGATGCTTATTCCTAAAAAGTACCTCTTTGACTTTCAAAAAATAAAATACAAAGGAGCTTTAATTTCTATGCCAAAAGACCCGGAGCAATTATGCCAATATTTATATGGAGAAAGATATAGAGAAAAACTAATCAAATACGTTGAATACACAACAAATATGGTAAATAATAAACCACAGACAATTTACAATACTTAGTATTCTTTAGTAATACTAAAATAGCTTTATTATTTTGAAACAATATTAGTTTATTACATATAAATCTGTAAATAAACTAAATTATTCAAGATGAAATTACAAATCGATCGCATAGACCAGCATGCATTTACAAGTTTTGTTAATAGACTAAAGTTAATAGACTCTTTTATCTATTTCAAAATTAAAGATGGTCAAGTTATCTCAACAGCTTACTTACCACAAAGAGACGCTGTAAAACACCATTCAGTACCATTTGAAAGTATTTTTCAAACAACTGAAGTACCTCAATTAGATAAAGAATTAAAGGTTGCATTCTTCGATGCAGGTAGAATTATAGAAGCATTTAAACAATTTGAACATGATGCAATTCGTTGTGAAATTGAGTTCATAGAAAATGAACAAGATTTAGTAGCTTCTACTTTTAGAATTTACAATGACGAGTTAGAAATTACTCTAGCATGTTCAGAGCCATCTCTAGGCTTTAAAGATCTTACATCAGATCAAATAGATGCAATATTTGCAAAAGCACCGGATTCTTTTAAATTTGGAATTGACAATCACACTATCAATAAACTTAAATCTCTTTTTAATCTTGAAAAAGATGAGACATTCGATATTAAATCAAATGGAAAAGGTGTTGAAGTTAAAGGTAAGACATTTAATGTATTGGTTAGTCAATCACCAGAAGGCGATGGCGGCGCAACGCTTTACAAAAAATACTTAACATTATTAGACAAGGAAGAGTACAACGTACACGTTTCTGCAAGCAAAGTTGTTTTTGATTCTAATGAGTCAGATACTTTATTAACAATATCAACTTGCCAAACAGCGTAGATGGAAGTAACTGAAGCTGTAGAAGAAAACATAGATAATTTATCTATAGAAGAATTAGAAGTACTTGCTGCTGAATATGACATCATGAGTAATAAGTTCACGGCCTACGAACAGGCCGTGAAACTTTCGTTAAATAGTATCTATGGTGCATTCGGTAATAAGTGGTTTCATTTCTTTGATATTAACATTGCAGAATCAATTACTCTTCAAGGTCAAAATGCTATTATTTATTCAGAAACAGTATTAAATAAATACTTTAATGATTTTTGGCATAAAGACACTAAGTTACATGAAGAACTTGGAATTAAGGTAAAAGGCAAGTTACATAGGCCATCTGTTATTTACATAGATACAGATTCTAACTATGTACAGTTTGGTGAAATGTATGATTCTGTAGAATGGTTAGATGAGTCTAAAAAAATGGATGTTACAACATTTACATTAGAGGTTTATAATCGTAGAATTAAGGAATTTATTTCTTTAGCAATGAAAAAATACGCAGTTGTACATAATACAGATAATTTTTTAGTATTTGAATTAGAGTCAATTGCATATTCTGGAATTTGGATGAAAAAGAAAAAGTATATCCAAGACATTGCATGGGAAGATAAGCTTTCTGTAAAAGATAGACATCCTTCTCTTAAAAAGATTAAAACAATTGGTTATGATACTATTCAAAGTTCTACTCCATTATTCGCAAGACAAAAATTAGTAGAAGCACTTAAGCTATTGTTTACAAAGGGAACTACTCCAGGTCCAGTTGAATTACAGGAAATGGTACAATTTTTAAAACAATGTAAAACTGAATTTAAACTAGTTAACATCGATGATATTTCTTTTAATAGAAGAACTAATAACATTCAACAGTATATTATCGATGACAATAAAGAGTTTCAAATTGGACTTAAATGTCCACCAAATGTAAAGGCTGCAGGTTTTTATAACTATCTTTTAAACAATAATTCTAAATATAAGAATAAGTATAAGATGATAGCAAATGGCGAAAAACTTAGGATCTATAATACAAAACATCCAATATGTGATACGTTTGCATATTTACCAGGTGAACATCCTTATGAGATTGCACCTGAAATTGACTATGATACTCAATTTGGAAAATGCATGATTGATCCAATTAATAGAGTTCTTAAAGCAATAGGCTTACAAGAACTAGACACAAATCTTATATATGCTTCGGCATTATTTTAAAAAAGGAAAAATGAAATTTACAAAAAAAGAAGAAGCAATTATAAAAGAATATGTTAAAATTCAAGATGAATTTAATGTATTAAAAGATCATATGCTTGAGGTTAAAGAAAGAGCGGATGGTTTAATTAATAAATTAGAAAAAATTAGAAATGAGGAGAAATCATTATTTAAAAAAATAGAAAAAAACAATGGCAAAAAAGAAAGTTGAATTTAATTTTAGCGATATTAACGCTGAATTAGCAAGCATAAATCCATTAGGAAGTATAATGGAAAATAGTGATTTTAGTGAGGTAACAGAGTATATCGATACTGGAAATTATCATTTAAACGCATGTGTTAGTGGTAGTCTTTTTGGTGGATGGCCAAATAGTAGAACCTGTGCATTAGCTGGTCCTTCCGGTACAGGTAAAACTTTCCTTATATTAAATAGCGTAAAACGTGCAATTGACATGGGTTACAATGTTATTTTTTATGATAGTGAAGCTGCTGTTGATAAACAATTAATGACAAAATTTGGAATTGATTTAGCTAAAGTTAATTATCAACCTGTAAATACTGTACAAGATTTTAGACATTCGATCACAACGATCACAACTAAAATGCAAGAAGTAAAAAGAACAGGCGGCACAGTACCTAAGGTTATGATTATTCTTGACAGTGCTGGAAACTTGGCAACTCAAAAAGAAATTAACGATGCAGTTAGCGGTAGTGAAAAAGCGGATATGACAAGAGCAAAAATTCTTAAATCTATTTTTAGAATTATCATGACACCTCTCGCAGATCTTAAAATACCTTTCCTATTTACTAACCACACTTACATGACGCAAGGTTTTATCGCACAGCAAATTGCAGGTGGAGGTACAGGTCCTGAATATGCAGCTTCAATTGTTTTATTCTTAAATAAAGCACAACTTAAAGAAGGTACTGAAAAAACAGGAATTATAGTTACGGCAAAACCAAACAAAAACAGATTTGCAAAACCAACTCCAATTAAATTTCACTTACACTTTACTCAAGGAATGAATCCTTATGTAGGTCTTGAACAATATGTTTCATGGGATGTTTGCGGAGTTGATAGAGGAAGTTTTGATAAAAATGGAAAACCTGAACTTAAATCAACTTCAAGAACTTGGATTTGTAAGCACTTAGATAAGCCAGTCTCAAATAAAGACTTTTTTACCGAAAAGGTATTTACAAAAGAAGTACTTGAAAAAATAAATGAGCACATTCAACCATTATTTAATTATAGTGCAATGTCAGAAGACGTAGACGTTGATGCAATATTAGAAGAGACTGCAGAATGAGTTTACAAATAAATGAAGATAAACTTCCTATTAAATATATTTTAGGAATACACGACACACTGCCTTCTTACCCAGATGGATTTGACATTTTATATGAAAAAATAAAAAGGCACATTGGAGATACTAACCACAATTTTACAAAACACGCAAGTATGAAATATCATTTAAAAAACGCAGATCCAGAAAGAGTGGATAAGGCTTTAGCAGAATTAGTTAAAGAGGGTTATATTGAGCCGGTAAATGAAACAAAAGGTAAAGAGTCCTATAAAATAATAAATAACCCGTTCAATTAAACTATTATGGAATTTAGCCAAGATTATGAAAAAATGTTTTTTAGGTTTTCATTAGAAAAACCTAAATATTTACAGGCAATTAAGACAAGTTTTTATTCATCTGAAGAGATTGATATACTTTCAACTCTTGCTCTTAAGTTTTTTATGAAGTTTAATGAAACACCTTCAAAAGAACAATTAAGACTTCTTGTTAAAAATGCAAAAGCGGCTAAAGATAAAATTAGTGATAGTATAATTAATTTAATATTTGAAGTAGACCTAGATCAATATGATGAAGAGTGGCTTACATCTACTGCAGAATCATGGATCAAATGGAGAAACTTTGATACAACTCTTATTGATACCATTGAATTTATTAAAACAACAACAGTAACTCCTGAAAATACTGATCATATAATTACAAAGGTTAAGACATTAATAAATGAAAGAAATAATCTAACGTTTAATAGCGACTTAGGCCTTGACTTTTTTGATGCAGAATCACATGATCAAAAAGAGACAGATAAAGTAAGTACAGGATATAACTTTTTAGATAGAGTATTAGGCGGAGGATATGACAAAGGCGGTAATTTAGTAGTTTATGCGGGTGAACAGAATATTGGTAAATCCATTTTCTTAGCAAATGACGCAGCTCAATTTGTTAAGATGGGAACCAACACCGCCGTCATTACCGCTGAAATGGCAGCACATAAATTCGTTAAAAGAATCGGATCTAATTTATTAGGTATTAACATAAGTGACTATAATGAAAAAGGTAAGAATAAAGATTTTATTAAAAGAAAATTAGAAACAGTAGGAAATGGATTTACTCCTCCAGGTAGTCTACATGTTAGACAATTCCCAACGTCTCAAGCTACTGTGCTTGACATTGAAGCCTACCTTGCACAAATTGAAGAAGAAAAAGGAATTAAACTAGGTGCAGTTGTAATCGATTATATTAATATCCTAGCAAATTATAGAAATCAAAATACTGAAAATACCTATATGAAAATCAAGCAAATTGCAGAAGATCTTAGAGCAATGGGTATTAGAAATAATTGGCTAATCGTTACAGCAACTCAAATTACAAGAAGTGGTTACAACTCTTCAGATATTACAATGACCGATATTGCAGAATCTGCAGGTCTTTCTCATACTGCTGATGTTATGCTTGGAATTATTCAAGATGATATTATGAGAGCAGCAAATGAATACAGATTAAAAGTCCTTAAAATCAGAGACGGTGAAGGCAAAGGAACAAAATGTAAGTTAGATATTAATTACTCATATATGAGATTAATGGAAACTGAAGAAATAACAATGAGTAATTTACACGCAATATAGATATGAGAAATAAGCAAGATAAAATATTTGACAATAATTTTGAAGCTCCAGACACGGAGGGTAAGGGATCTATTAACTTTGATTTAGATCCAGCAGTGAGAGGTAATCTTTCAGAAGAAGAAAATATACACTATGAAATATTAGCCAGAGATATACATGATTTAATTGAAAATTCAAGATTTAAAAAATTCAACGTAATAAATGAATTTACTAGCGTAATGCGTCTTAAGAAAATAGATATTAATGAAGTTTATGGGTTTATGGTAGATGAATTAATTAAAAAATACTCAAGAATAGATTTATTTTCTGAACTGTGTAATTATTTTAATATACCACCGAATAAGTTTTACAATTCATTATCTAATGTTTATAAAGAAGACTTAATTATGGAATTAGATAAAAAAACCGGAGTTCTTTCAAAAAAGAATATTAACAAACTTTTTTAAATGATTAAGTTAGGTGTTTTAAATAAACCCGTAAAAAGGGTGTGGGTTTTAGGCGATCTTCATTTTGGAGTAAGGTCTAATTCAATGGAATGGTTACAGATTCAAAAAGACTTTTTTGAACAACAATTCATTCCCATATTAAAGAAACATGTAAAGCCAGGTGATGTTTTAGTACAGGTAGGAGATACGTTTGATAACCGCCAGAGTATAAACATCAAAGTTTTAAACTATGCCATGGATTTATTCGAGAGGCTAGGTGAGATATTACCAGTCCATGTAATTTGTGGAAATCATGATATTTGGGCTAAGAAAACAAATGAAATTACTTCAATTGATACTCTTAAATGGATCCCAAATGTACAAGTTTATACAGACCCTATTGAATATGTTTGGAATAATAGAAAAATATTACTAATGCCATGGAGAAGAGATTCAGTTCATGAGGCAGAAACACTGGCAGATCATCCAACTAGTGAAATTGTATTTTGCCACTCAGAAGTTAGAGGCATATATTTAAATTCAAAGGTAAAGAATCAGCATGGAAACGAAAGTAACATCTATTCAAAATATACAAGAGTATATAGTGGACATATACATTATAGACAAGAAAAAGATAAACTATTAATGGTCGGCGTACCATATCAATTAACAAGATCTGATATGAACAATACTAAAGGGTTTGATTTGGTAGACCTAAAGGATATGCAAGAAACTTTCTTTGAAAACACAACATCTCCACATTTTCTTAGGTATAATATAAAGATGTTATATGATATGCCACTTGAAAATTTTAAGGCTCAAATCAAAAATAATTTTGTAGACCTTTATGTTCCTTCTGAAATAGCAACATCTTCTGCATTATCTAATTTAATTAATAAGGTACAAAAGATTGGTAGAAGAATAGAGCCAAATATTTATCAAGAAGATAATTTCATAGATAAAGATTTATATGATTTAGATGAGATAGAAGAAATGCAAAAGAATTACAGTGTTATGGGACTTTGTGAAAAATACATAGACTCTTCTACATTTGATAATAAGTTAAAGGAACAGATTAAAGATAAATTAAACCAACTATATAACGGTTGTGTAAATAATTACGACTTAGACAATGAAAATTAATAGTATAGAATTTAAGAATTTTGCAAGTTATGGTAATCAAGTTCAAACGATTGAGTTTGAAGATCAAGCACAATTGTATTTAACGTTAGGTAAAAACGGACATGGCAAAACTACAATAGCAAATAGTATTATATATGCACTATATGGAAAGGTTGAAGGTGTAAAACTTGCTGATCTGCCAAATAGAATTAATAAAGAATTATGGGTTAAGATAAACTTACAATGTAAAGACATGTCAGTTGAGATTGAAAGAGGTCTCATGCCAAATAAGTTTAAAGTATTAATCAATGGAGTAGAGTTTGATAAAGCCGGTAAAAAATCTGTACAAGAATATTTAGAAGATGAGATTTTTGGTATACCATATCATGTTTTTAAGAATATTATTATTTTAAGTATTAATGATTTTAAGTCTTTTTTGACTATGAATTCAAGTGATAAAAAACAAATCATTGATAAGATGTTTGGTTTTTCAGTTTTAAACGATATGTTTAGGAACGTTAAAGAAGAACGTAAGCAAATTAAAATGGAAATAGATTCTTATGATTCTGAACTTAATCAGATTATGGAATCAATTTCTTCAGTAAGACTTAAACTAAATAATCTTGTTGAAGAGTCTCATAAAAAAGATAAAGAAAAGGTTGAAGCATTAAAAGATGAACTATTAGAACATGGCGATAATGTTAAAAAACTAAATGAAGCAAGGAGCGGGTTAGACCTTAAAATATCTAAAATAATAGAAGGATCTAACAAAATGAGCGTAAGTCAAAGAGATTTTGAACGAGAGAATGAATACCTACAGAAAAAAATTGAATTATATGAATCTGGTTTCTGTGGTTCATGTGAAACAAAATTAGACACTGATTGGCATCATGAAAAAGGAAAGGAATTTCAAACGCAAATTAATATGAATTCTAAACATTCATGTACATTAAAAGAAAATATAGAAAAGGCTGAAGAAAAGGTAGGAGACTTAAGAAGTAAAAGAAAGCAAGTTGAAACAAGAATCAATAACTTAAGATATTCTATTAAAGACATTAAAGATGAACTAATTAAAATTAAAGAGTCTACTCAAGACAAAAATCAATTTCAACACCTAAAGCAAATTATTGCAGAGTTTGAAAAGTCAGAAGGACAAAAGTCAGAAAAGAGAGAAGAGATAGCACAACAAGACGCATTCATGACAATTTTAGAAGAAGTCTTAGGAGATGATGGTGTAAAGAATCTTGCAGTACAAACTATACTTCCAGGTTTAAATGCTAATATTGCAATGATGGCTCAAACAATGCACCTTCCATTTCATATTAGATTTGATGATAAGTTTGATTGCATTATTAATCACTTAGGAGAAGATATAAATCCTCTAACACTTTCAACAGGTGAGAGAAAGAAGGCAGATTTTATAGTTATTATAGCAATTATAAAAATATTAAAACTTAGGTTTCCACAGCTTAATCTTATGTTCTTAGATGAGTTATTAAGTTCTGTAGATCAAGATGGAGTTTATAATGTACTTAAAATTCTTAATGAAGTAATTAAAGAAAATGGACTAAATACGTTTGTAATTAATCACACTGAATTGCCTCATGAGATCTTTGATCAAAAAATACAGATCTATAGAGAGAATGGATTTTCAAAGTTTACTATTGAAAAAATAGAATGATATATAATAAATGGCAACATATAACTTAAAATTTAATAGAGACGATAGTGTTATCAGACACCTCATAGTGGGTCTTTTAGCAGACTTAAATAAAAAGGTTAGTTTTTATAGACAATTTGATAATGATAATCGTACAGAAATAGATGTTCCCTTTTATTATTCAATTACAGGAGATGCTGATTTTCTAAAAGATAATTTTCTTTTTTCAACAGCTAATGGTTTCGAATGTAGTCCAAATCCAACTGGAGCAGATGGGAATTATGACGCAATTCCTAGAGGAGTTGTTAATCTTACATCAATGACAATTGACTCTTCTAAACTAGTAAACAAAAGAAACATAGGAGAGTACAGTAAGATGAATGATCAAGGTATTTTAGAGGGGTACAGGGCTGAATTTGAAATGATCCCAATGACTTTTTCAATTGACATTGAAATACTCTTAAGTAGTCTCTTAGACATATTCAAGTGCACTGAACAATTAATAAAAAAATTATATAAATCTAATCAATATAACGTAGATGTAGGACATTTAGATGAAGGTTTATATAGAATTGCAGCCTATTATGCAATGCCAGAGGATTATGGTAAAGAAAATCCAATAGAATATAGTTTTGATGACAAAGGCAACTATAAAATAACGTTTAGTGTTGAGGTAAACTCATTTATGCCAGCAATAGATTTCGGTACAGAAAGACATATTGGAAATAGAATGTTTAAATTAAAGCATAATATTAAAGACGGAAAACAAACAGACGAAACTATTAATCAAGGTTTAGATATATAATAATACATAAAATAAATAAAAACATTAAAAATGGCACAAGTTACAAAAGAAATCATATCACCAGTATTCGTTACGGAATCCGGAGATAGTTATATTTCATTAGATGGTAAAGCATTTTTAGTTAGTGAAAATACAATTACTGAAGCAGAAATTACTTCAGCTCCAGGTGAGTTTAGAAGTCTTGTTTTAGCATTAAACAATTTTACATTAACTAATGAAGGTTTAACATGGTTTAATGGAATTAATAGAATTAGATTCGTAAGAGAATCAAACAACTTTTTTGTTAATAATAGCGAAGTTTTAGCTGAAAGTTTAACAAATCACTTATTAGCATCAGGTATTGTTAATTACACAAATAAAGCAAAGATTCAACTTTTTGAATATGCTGCACAAAACATTAATAACTTTGTATCTCTTGATTTTGCTCAAAAAATTGAAGAAGGACAAGTTAAATGTTATGTTATGAAATTAAACGAAGAATTCTATGTTTATAGAATGAACGAAGCTAACAAAATTTATAAGTTTGGTAAATTAGATGCTAACGCTGCATTTGATTATGTTAAAGAACAAACGGGTTATGAAATAACTGACATGACTCAAGAACTTTTAGAAGGTGCAAGAAAAGAAGCTGCTGAAAAATTAGAAAAAATTAATTTATTAGAGCAAATGATAGCATTCTTAAAAGATCAAAGAGGAATAATTGCCGAGGCTGACAAATCAATTCAAGAAATTAAAGAAGCTGATACATTAATTAACAGTGAAATTAAAAGATTAGAAGAAGAAGTTGAAGCTATTAAAAATGGTACTGAAGAAGTAACAACTGAAGAAACTACTGAAGAAGTAACAACTAAAGAAGCAGAAGTTACTGAACAAAAAGTAGATGAAGATTGCGAATGTGGTACAGCAGGTTGTAACTGTTCAGATGGAGATGCTGAAGCTACTACAGACACTGAAGTTACTACAGACACTGAAGCTACTGGAGATGTTGAAGCTACTAACGAAGAAGCTGGAGATGAGGCAGGTGTTGAAGCTGAAGATATTAAAGCTGATCATACTGAAGTTGATAGCGATGAGAAAAGAGAAGCTAAATCTGAAGAAGCAGATGATTCTGCACCAAGCGACGAAGGAGAAGACGGAGCTAAAGAAGTTGCTGAAGCTGAAGTAACTGAAGATGATGCTGAAGATATTGAAGATGCTGAAGCTGAAATGGGAGAACCTGAAAAATCTGAAGAAGATCAAGAAAAACTAGAAGCTCCTATGGATGAGGCCGATGTTGAAGAAGAATTAGTAACTAGACAAGATGGTTATGTACCAGGAACTCTTAAATACGAAACTGATGATTTTGCAGAAGGTACAGAAATTCAAATAGATGCTGAAGCATATACAACTTCTGGACAAGATGAATCAATTACAGTATTCGTAAATGAAAAGCCATTAAAGGTAAATAAAAGAGACGTTGAATTAGCTGACGGCGAAACAGTATAAAAAATAAACAGCTATGAAAAATATAAAACTATTCGAAGAATTTATACAACTTAATGAGGCATTTAAAGTAGGTGATTATATAAAACACACACAAAAATCACCTCGTAGAACCGTATTTGGTAAAATTGTAAAAGCAAATAAAAAATCTGCATCAATTGTAATTTTAGGAACAGGTGCTCCAGAAGATAAACAACCAACGACTAGAATGGAAACATGGCAAGGAGGAAGTCATGTAGACTTTGGAAAACATTCTAAAAAAGAACTAGATGATATAGCTAAAAAACTTTCATCAGGAGATGGTTATAAGTACAGTGACATGGAAGCATGGAACGTTTAGTAAAAAATTAAATAAAATTTGACGTTAAACTACAAATCTCTCATTTAACTCAAATACAGTAGAAAAGATCAATTGGAAACAATTGATCTTTTTTTTATATAATATCTATAAATTTAAAAGATGCCAAGAAAAAAGAATTATTTAAACAATAAAGACTTATATGCACAAATTGTACAATCATTGGATGATGATAGACTAACAAGAGATGCAGAGAAAATGTTACAGTTACTTGCTGAGAAAGCAATTAATAGATTAACTTATGTAAATGAAGATGATAGAAAAGATTGTTTGCAATTCGCTCTATTAGATTTATTAAAATATTGGAGAAACTTTAACCCTAAATATACAAACGCATTTGCATATTTTACAGAGATAGCAAAGAGAGGTTATGCAAAGGGTTGGAATAAGCTTCACCCAAATAAAACAAAAGGAACTATCTCAATGGATAGAATAAATTCTGCAAACTCAAGAGAAGACGGCGGCGGCGGAATGTTTAATATCTAATAATGTCAATAAAAAACGTAAGACCGACAAAAAACTCAGGCTTTAATCAAGGCTACTATAATCCAGTATATCCAAAAAAATATGCTGGCAATCCACCTATAATATACAGAAGTTCATGGGAACTTAAGTTTATGAAGATGTGCGATAATAGAGAGGATATTGTGTTGTGGTCAAGCGAGCCAGTTGAAATAAAATACTGGAGTTCAATGGATAAAAAGGAACATTCATATTTTCCAGATTTTTATATAAAGGTAAAGAAAGAAACAGGCTTTGAAGAAAGTCTCATTGAGATTAAGCCTGAAAGTCATATAGTAAAGCCTGAACCACCTACTAAAAATTCAAAACAGGCATTAAAGAATTATAAATTCCTTGCAGAACAGTACGTTAAAAATAGAGATAAATATAAATATGCACAGGAATGGTCTAAGTCAAGAGGATTTAGATTTGTTGTAATGACAGAAAAGAGTCTTAAATAATGGCAAGAGTTAGACAAGACATAAAGGAATTAATTAAAGAATCAGGCGGTAGGACTAGAGCTAAAAGAGCTGCAGAAAGTTGGTATGAGAATGGAAAGAAAACAGCAGCTGAAAAAAGTGTACAAACCACTGGAGGTAGGTTTCAACCAGGTAAAGTGTATGTGTTTAGGTATAATCCTAAATATGCAGCTGAATTACCATGGTATGATGCAAATCCAGTTGTATTGGCCCTTGACCCTGATGGAAATAACGATGTTGGCATTAACTTAAATCTTCTTCCAAGTGATGTTAAAGAAAGATTATTAGATAGAATCTATAATGCATATGAAAGTGAAATTAAAAGAGAATCAGTAGGAGGCAAGAAAAACGATGCACGTAGACAAAGTCAACTTTCAATTAGATGGGAAGAAGCAAAGGGATTTTTAGCAACATATAAATTTGCAATTAGACAATACATACCAGGAAGAAAGATCGGACAGGCAGTAGTTAGTTATGAAAATTGGTCAAAGATAGTACTTTGTGACTTTGCGGATTTAAATGGAACAACATATATTCAACTAGTAAATGAATTTAGAAACAAATAAAAAAAATTGAATATATAAATTTATAAACGATATAAGAAATTATGGCAGGTTTTGCAGATAAGGATCCAAGAAATGGTCCATTAAGTAATAAGAGACCTTTTAGGTTAAACAATACATTAAAGTTACTTTCATCATTCGGTATGAGATATGATGATATGATACTTAGACAGTCTCAGGCGGTTGGTCCATTAGAAGATAAGTTTGGTTATGGCCAAATGAATCCAATGGGATTAGATAATGATGATATGTATGCAGCATTTGCTGCCTTGTCAATGGCAGATACTACAATGCGAAAAAACATTCCTTTTTTCGATCAACAATATGAAGTAAAAAGAGAAGAACTTAGAAGATTTTCAATTAATGATGAAGTAGAAGATATTTTAGATATATTATGTGATGAAACAATAGTATATGATAATAAAAATTTCTTTGCTTCTCCTGAAATACTTGGAGTTGAGGTTGCAGACAGTATTCAAAAGGATTTAAACAGATATTTTAGACAAATATACCATGCATTTGGCTTTAATTCAGATCAGTCGGCTTGGTATTATTTTAGAAAATGGTTAACAGACGGTTATCTTGCATTTGAAATTATTTATTCTCCTGATCAAAAGGAAATTATAGGTTTTAAAGAACTTGATCCAATCACATTAGTTCCAGGTTATAATAAAGAAGATGGTAAAAAGGTATGGGTACAATTTAAAGATGATCCAATAAAAGAAAGAACACTTTATGATTCTCAAATTATTTACCTTTCTTATTCTTCTATAACTACAGCAGGTAGAGTCAGTTATGTTGAAAGACTTATTAGATCTTTCAACTTATTAAGAATTATGGAACATACAAGAATTATTTGGGCAGTGACCAATAGTTCTTATAGAATGAAATTTGTTATACCAGTTGGTGGTAAATCTAAAACAAGAGCAAAACAATCACTTGCACAATTAATGAATTCATATAAAGAAGTAGTTGATTTTGATTGGGAGTCTGGTTCTATGACAACCGATGGTAAACCCATGCTACAATTTAATAAAGAATATTGGTTACCAAGTAAAGACGGTGACAGCCCTGAGATTGACACTTTAGATGCATCAGGTCCAGACCTATCAGATACAGAAGCGCTTAAATATTTCTCAGATAAACTTAAACATGTTTCTAAAATACCTTATTCTAGATTCTTGTATGAAGATGGTGGTGGAGATTTTAATCTTGCCGCTGATGGAATGATTAGAGATGAAATTAAATTTAGCAAATTTGTAAAGAGACTAAGAGCAGCTTTCCAAGAAATATTAGTAAAGCCACTTTATTTACAAATGTGTATTGCATATAAAGACCTTGCTGAAGATCCACAATTTAAAACTCAAGTTGCATTAAGATATAATAGAGATAATGACTTTGCTGCATTAAAAGAAATGGAAATCATGGAAAGAAGATTAGAATTCGTTTCCACGATGAGAGATAGTTTAATGACAACGAATCAAGAAACTATGGAAGAGGAATACTACTTTGATATGGAATTCTTAGTTGATAGATACTTACAATTAAGTCCAGATGATATTGCTGCCAATGCAGCTGCTAAGTCTAAAACTGATAGGCAAGCAGAAGAGGAGCCAGAACCTGAAGACCCAATGGGAATGGGAATGTAAAAATAGTTAAATAATGTGTTAAAAAAATACAATGAATTTTTAAATGAAAGAGCAGCTCCTAATAAAGCTACAGTAAAGTATATGATAGCTAAAAAATTCGCAGGAGTGCCGGCTAAAATAGTAAAACAAATTGCTAGACATAATAAAAGAAAGGAAGATATTGCAGCGATGGTTAAAACAGCTGAGACTAGGGAAGAAAAGGCTAGATTAAAAAGACAATTGTTATTAATGAGTAAAAAGGAATTTGAATTAAAGAAAAAGGCTCAACTAGCAAAGAAAAAGGCTAAAGCTGACAAAAAATAAAAGAATATATAATTTATTATGATACTTAAAACATATAACGAATTTTTAAACGAAGCCCAATTGTCTTCTATTAAAGCAGGTGACGATAGTAAAGTTGAAGTTAGTGATCAAAAAACAGTTGACGGAGATGTTATCTCTGCTCAAGAAATTTTAGGACAAATATTAAACGCTGAAACAGAAGATGAGTTTAAAGCTTATTTTTATGAAAAATATGGTTCTACTAAATTTGACACAGCAACAATGGGACAAATGTTAACAGACTATCAAGACTATTATGCTGAACAAGCTGAAAAGGAAAAGGAAGCTGAAAAGGAAGAAGAACCTACAGACGATGGCGAAGGAGCCGGCGATGATTTAGATATTGATATTTAAGAAAAAGACTTTTAGTTAAAGATATATACAAAAAAGAAAAAAACAAAATGGATAGACTTATAAATAAGCCTAGCGATTATAATTTATTAATAGTTGAAAAATCTTCTGGTGTTTTAGAGCAAACAGGAGAAACGAAGGACTATGTTTTAGAAGGTGTTTTTGGTGAGATTGATGTTAAGAATAAGAATAACAGGATCTATACTGAAGATGAATATCTTCCACAAATTAAATCGTTACAGGATAAAATCGGAGGTTCTAAATTACTTGGTGAATTAGATCACCCTCAACAATTTGACATTTCTCTTAAAAACGTATCACACGTTGTCGAAGAGTTAAGGTATGATCAAGAAAACAAGAAAGTAATGGGTAAAATCAGATTATTAGATACTGATGCTGGTAAACAAGCTAAGGCACTAGTTGATGCTGGTGTACCATTACATATTAGTTCTAGAGCTGCTGGAGAAGTTTCAGAAGGCGGTAAAGTTAAAATCAAACAATTATTTACTTATGATTTAGTTGCAGACCCAGGATTTGAGAATGCACAATTAAATAGAGTCAATGAATCTTATGGTTTTGATAATGACGAAAGCTTATTCATATATGAGGTATTTAAAAAAGAAATAAATAATAAAACAAACGAAAATAAAAAAGAGCAAACAATGGAAGAATTTGTAAAAACAGATGACTTCAACAATTACACTAAGTATTTGGCTGAGCAAATAAAAGGTTTAAAGTCTACTCTTACAGAATTATCAGAAAATTCAACTGAAGGATCTGCTACTACAAACGAAGACATTAAAACTGTAACTGCTCACAACGATCATATTGTTGAATCAATAAACAATTTAACAGAGTATGTTAAATATGTTGCAGAAAAAACTGATCAAAATATTCAGTATTCAGAATATTTAGCTGAGAAAACTGATCAATCAATTCAGTATGCTGAGCATGTTGCTGAAAAGGCTGATCAAGGAATTTCTTATACTGAACACATTGCTGAGTCAGTAACTAAATTAAAAGATTATAGTAATTATATCGCTGAATCTTATAATTCTGGTACAGAAAAAAATGAAAAACTTATTGAGTATGTTAACTACTTAAAAGATAACGTACAGAATGTTAGTGAATATGCTAACTATATTGCAGAATCAATCAATGAAAACTTAGTAGTTGAAGGTGATGATGTTACCGCTAAAGAAGCTGGTGAAGCTGCTGCTGATAACGAACTTGAAAAAGTTGGTGATAATTCAGGAGAAGGTCAAGTTGCTGATAAAGACGGTGATGCAGGTGTTGAAGGTGAAGATATTAAAGCTAATCACACTGAAGTTGATAACGACGAAAAAAGAGAAGCTAAGAGTGAAGAAGCAGATGATAAAGCTCCTGAAAATTCAGGTGAAGAAGGTGCTGACGATCCATTAGAATCTTATAAATCAGAAATTTCTAATAAATTAACATCTTTATTAGAATCTGCAAAAGCAAAAGAAAACAATGACCCACATTTCTTTAAATTAGTTGGTTCATCTACTGCTGAAAAATATAATGCATTAAACGAAGATGCAAGAACAGCGGTAAGAACAGAAGTAGAAGGTGCAGGATTTTTAACTGAATCTCAGATAGTTAGAATTATTGAAAACACTACAACTGTTACTGAAGAAAATAACAATCAACCGTTAGTTCTTTCAGCAATGCCAACAGAATATAAAGCAAAATGGGAAAATCTTTCTGAAGCTAAGAAAAATCAAATACTTGCACAGTCAAGAACTCACAAAGTCGAGACTGAATATCAAGTAAGAAATTTTTGGCAAACAAGAGACCTTAGAGAAACTGCTCCAGTAATGGAAAAAGTCGCTATGGTAACTGAAAAGAAAGAAGTAGCTACTAAAACACTTCCTTATAGTTTAGAAGGTGTTGCAGAAGCAATGGCAAAAAGATTTAAAAAATAATAAAACAATCGACGTTTTGGCGACAGAAGCAGAAAGCCGAAAATAATAAGTCGAAATTAAACAAACAAAAAATAGAAATTTATAAAATGGCAAATTTAATAAATGAAGCTGAAATCAGAGCAACATGGTCTCCAATTATCGAGAGCGCTACTGGTATCAACGATGCTTCAAAATTAGCATGGATGTCTGAGTACTGTCATAATCACAAACTTTATGAAGACGCAAACATCATGTCACTTTCAAACAATCCAGGTCCTATGAATATCGGCGGTATGGGTGCAGTTGCATTCCCAGGCGATTTCGGTGGTATTGGTGCTGCAGGTACTGCAGATGGTTCAGGTGACAAAGCTCCAACTTTACTTCCTTTAGCGATGCAAGTTGCAGCACAAACAATCGGTTTAGATTTAGTTCCTGTCGTACCAATGGCTGGACCTATGGGTCTTTTATCTTACTTAGACTTCGTATATGAAGGTGGTAGATTAGATAATGCAGAGGCTCCAACTTATGTAAAAGCAACAGGTGCTTCAGCTGATATTACAGCTGCTTCAGGTAACGGTGCTCACACATATGTTGCAGAATCTAGAATTGATGGAAAACCAATCTTTAAAGTTGGAACATTAGTAGACGCAAATGTTGCTGATGATTTTGCTGCTGCAGGTTATACTAACGTTGAGTTAGTTGCTGCATTAGAAGATCACGTACCAGGTTTTGTAGGTCAAGATAACGGTCAACCGTTTGATAGAGCTACAGGTGAATCTACAGCTGACAACTTAATGGGTCTTTCTTTATTCTCTAAAGCAATTGAAGCAAAAACTTACCAAGTTGCTGCTGCAGTTACTAGAGAACAAGTTCAAGATTTAAAACAATTCGGTGTTGATGCTGTTGCTCAAGTTGAGGCAGTTTTAACTAACGAATTAACACAAACTATCAATGATTTAATCATTGGCGAGATTGCAACTTTAGCTGGTTCTAACATGACTGCTTCTGGTGTTTCTTTAGACGTTGATTTATCTACTCCAGCTGCGGGTGGACAAACTGAAGGTTCTGAACACAGAAAAGTATTAACAGGTGTTTTAGCTGCTGCTAACTTAATTGCAAACAGAGGTAGAAGAGGTGCAGGTAACTTCGCGGTTGTAGGACCACAAGTTGCTACATTAATTCAATCTGTTGCAGGTTTCGTACCTAACCCATTCGCTAACACTGCTACTCAAGCTGCTGGTGCTATTTACCCAGTTGGTTCTGTTGCAGGTGTACAAGTATACACAAACCCAAAATGGGCTTGGGCATACAATACTGTATTAGTTGGTAGAAAAGGTGACGGAAACGGTCCAGGTCTTGTATTCATGCCTTACTTAATGGCTGAATCAGTACAAACAATTGCTGAAGGAACTATGGCTCCTAAAGTAGCTGTTAAATCAAGATTTGCATTAGTTGCTGCAGGTTTCCACCCAGAAACTCAGTACGCAAAATTCACAGTTGGTTATCCATCTGGATCAGACATGATTAACTTATAAAATACTAA